TAGTCTTGCTACTACCTGCGTTGGCTCATGCCGAGCCTATTGTGACTGACTCTACAACAAAGAGTACAGTCCATACGACAGGTAGTGTCACTACCACACTTAAGTCGCCTCCACCATCTGCCATATCGCCCTCACTTGGGGGCAGTAATTCTGACTCCTGCACAGTCGGGGTGGCAGGCGCAGTACAGACACAGATACTAGGTATCTCAGCAGGCACGACAACCCGTGATCTTAACTGTGAGCGGTTGAAGAATGCCAAAACACTGTATGACATGGGCATGAAAGTGGCCGCTGTGTCGGTGCTATGCCAGGACTTACGGGTATTTGATGCCATGATAATGGCTGGTACGCCTTGTCCATATAATGGAATTATTGGTGCTGATGCCAAGATTGCTTGGGAGAATGATGAAGGTGAGATACCTAAAGAAGAAGTGATCACTAAGTATGATACCAAAGAGTTTTTACTTAGTGTAGGTGGCGCAATTTTAGGTTTATTACTGCTGTTATGAAGAGGTTGATCGTTGCGGCTTTGTTAGCTCTCTCAGCTACAAGCGCCCACAGTGAATACCTCTATTCCATCAGCGGTAATATGGCAGCGACAGGACATACTTGGGGCATGAATATCGGCCCCAGTGGATCGCAAAGCCTAAAGATTAACGGGGTGTTTTATCAATACACGCCTGTGAAAAACCTCGAAGACGATATGTTGGTTCATGTGCGTAACAAGCGAGTAGGTGGTGGTTACATCTTCTCAAGTACAGATGATTGGAGTGGGCTGCAAGGCGGCATACCCATTACTAAGGGCTTCGTTATAGATAACCTGCCTATAGAATTGTGGGGCGATGGATCGATTGACGTTGAAGGTACAGGATCGGTTATAGACGCAAATGTAATCTACAGCTACAAGTATAACAACGACTGCCTAACGCCTATGTCAGACCCCTCTTGCTCTGGTTATATTGATGCGGTGCTGTCAATGATGGGCGAAAGTAAGATCGAGGCTTACGACCCATTGGTCGATGAAAATATCAACGATGTAATAGATGAGAAAGCCGAGTTAGATGAGGATGTTCAGCAAGAAGATGAAGAGAAAGCTGAGGCTAAAGACAGGTTGCAGCGCATGTTAAGCGGAGTCAATGACTCAATTCTTTATGCAAATGTAACCTCTCAAAATCTTTTGATGTTTGCAATGTCTCGTAACAATAATCTAAACCCTTATTACGATAAGAAGTTATCTGGCGGCACCTACACAGAGACAGTAGTTCTCAGTGATGGTGAGCTACCAGACAATGCTAAAGGGGCCAGAGCTGGCCTAGCGCAACAATTACTGCACACCCAAATGGTCAACTCTCAGTATGAACCAAAGGAATAACGTATGAAGAATTTACTAATAGCTGTTGCGTTACTCGCATCGGCCACATCAGTTCTAGCAGCAGACACGCCCATTGTAGGTAATGTCCAGACTCGCTGTCTCATTACAACCGATACCAATGGTGTATTTGGTAACCCCCTGCCTAGTAAGCTAAGTACAGCCTCTGCTGACGGTGGTGTTGTTCCTGTCGTACGCTACGATGTAACTCTGGCAAATGCTTACCTAGCTAAGGTAACAACCCCTACTGCGTTCAGCGCAAGCCCTTCCTTAACTGACTCTGTGAAATGGACAGGCTCAACAGCGGTGAGCAAGACAAGTGATTCGGCTATGTCTGGCTATGAGGCAGCAAAGGTTACTTACGGCTCAACGACTCAGTTTGACTTAACGAAGGCTGGATCAACATGGTTCTCATCTACAGCTACGGCAGTGTACGGGGTGAGTAAGTCATTCCCAGGTGGTAGCTATACAGCCATCGTATTGGCTGAGTGTATTGCAAAATAACATGAAAGTTATCCTGCTCCTGGCGCTGTTACCTTTTGGCAATGCTATGGCCCATGAGATGACACCGACTTACCCAGTGTTTACTGATTCGTTTATGGCTGGCATATCGGTCACCACACTAAACCTTTTTAACAAAAGGACAGATGTTTCATATTACGAGATTGGGGTATTTGATGATCAGTGGGAGCCTATTCCATTTGTGTCAGAGTATACGATCATACCCATGAAATATTTAGACACGTTAGCCTTTGATGTTTATGTGAGCAACCTATCACTTAGCTCTGTTGAGTATATTTGTTCGGTATCAAAGATACAAACTGGGGTGACTGTTTCGTCCAAGATATGTTCGAGAGTCAAATGAAGTGGCTACTCGCAGGCTATGTGCTTTTTCTGTCACTGCTGATGCTAAGTACCACAGCCCTTGCGAACACCTCACTATCATTGCAGATGCCTAGTAGCGGTAGCAGCTACCAATCAGATAAGTTTAAGACAGGCGATCTGGATTGCTCCAATGCCATAGGTGGCACGATCAACCTAGAGTTTGGTGTAACGGGCATCATTAACAATGCGACCAGCCTGTGGTCTAGCTCTAGTGCATTGCCAAAGTCAAAAGACCTTGGTGTGTTTGCTAGGATTATCATGCCATTGAATGCGCCAGAAGAGAGGATCAACTGCAACACACTTTACGAGCTAGAGTTGAGCAAAAAACGTCTTGAGATAATGAAGCTAGAGACTGAGTTAAATGCGCTTAGACGGCTCCAGTTAGGAGGATGATGTGGCAGAAATAGAATATGGTGGTGTCAAACTTGGAGGCAGCAAACTACTTCTTATAGTGCCATTGATCGGCACCCTCGTAGGCGGTCTATATGGTGGGTTTGAAGCGTACCAACGCTACCTGAGTATGGAAGCTAGGATCAATGAATTTGTATCACCTGACCTATCTGACTACGACAAGCGTATAGCTATCATGGAAGGTAAGTTTGCTGTTATAGACCGAGGCATTGCCTTAGTAAAAGATGAGATTACTTTAATTAAAGAGAACACTGATAAGCAGTATCTAACCATCAAAGATTTAAAACAGTCTGTGCGTGACGATATTGACCGCCAAGAAAAGATCATCGATAAGGTCGAAGACGACATCTCAGGTATAGAGAGTGACGTTAGGGCCACTATTGATGTGGCTGATGGACGCTTTGAAAGCAAGCGCGATCAATTACAGAACGATTACGAGCAAAAGTCAGACACTATAAGGGCTGACGTAGAAAGAAAATTAACTGAGCTTGAGTCAAGGCTTAATAAAAAGTTGCAGCGCGCACTTGATAACCCACTCGCCAATTAGGAAACAAGACGATGAATGACCGATCATTAACAGACGCAGAGAAAGACGAAATTGCCGAGCTGGCAGCGAATAAAGCCTATGATAGATTTTATCAAAGTGTCGGAAAATCGGTGATGAAAAAGATTCTTTGGATACTGTCCGCTGTAAGCGCAGTTATTTGGATGTACATAAATGGAGATATGCCAAAATGAGTTTTCAATTTGGACAGTCATCGCTAAACAACCGCACGGGTATAGACTCTCGGTTAATTGAAATATTAGATCGTGCAATACAACTATCTATTATTGACTTCGGCATACCTTCTTCTGGTGGCCTGCGCACCGCTGACGATCAAGCCAAGCTGTTCACAGCAGGCAAGTCTAAAGCTGACGGACGCACCAATAAGTCCTACCACCAAACAGGCAGGGCAGTTGATGTGTACGCTTATGTGGATGGCAAAGCAAGCTGGGAGAAAGAGCATCTGGCTCTGATCGCTGCAGCAGTATTGCAGTCATCAGCAGAGCTTGGTTACAAACTTTCTTGGGGTGGCTTGTGGACTAGCTTCTGCGACATGCCTCACTTCCAAATAGGAGAATACTAATGGGCGTTCTAAGCACAATCTTTGGAAGCGGTGACGTTATAGGCAAAGGCATGGATCTAATAGACTCATTCCACACCTCTGACGTTGAAATGATTGAAGCCAAGACCAAAGCCAAGACTGATCTAATGACAGCCTACGCTCCATTTAAGATTGCCCAGCGAATCATGGCTACTATGTTCTCAGTGACTTACATCAGCACTTATATCCTGGTTATTGTTATGACATTTTTAGGTAAAGATGTAGCAGGCGTTAAATCAATTCTTTCTGAGTTTCAGATTGATTGGATAATGCTCACTATTGTCATGTTTTACTTTGGCGGTGGACTAGCCGATAGCGTGATGAAGAAAAAATAATTCCCCAAGGCTCCACCTTTGGCCATCTAAGTCGGTGGTCTTTTTTATGGGTGGTGTTAAGTCATTCAGATTAACCGAGTTAACACCACTGTAAAATTATTATATTTTTTTGCAACATTCTAACTCTGTGTCATTTCTGTGCCATTAGTGGGGCCAGTTGTGGCAAATACAGGCCATTAAAATAGCACAACGGAAAAAGGCAACGCTCCAAGTGATTGAAAACGCTGCCTTTTGATACTGCTATGTGGTGGAGATGGGGGGAGTCGAACCCCCGACAATCACATATGAATCAATAACTTACAAGTGCGCTGTGTCATGATTGTGCTATTTGTCTAAATACGACACGGAAAAAACCGCTATAAGTACGCCTAAGAACCCTGTTCGATTTCCAAAAGAGGAACCGAACTGCCGTCCGAAAAAATAGATTCTGCTTTAGATCCAGCATCTGGGTCAGCATCACTTAACCAAGTTGCATAAGTTGTTGTGGTTATCGTAATACTAGCGTGTCCAAGTTGTTTACTAACCCATCCAATTTGCTCACCAGAGCTAATCATCATCGATGCGTATGTATGTCGAGTTTGATATGGCTTTCTGTACCTAACTTTTGCTTTGCGTAATGCTGGCTTCCATAGAGTTTTACGAATAGCCTGGTCACCCTCCCAAGGAGTATTGGTGCGAGGGTTATGAAATATAACTCCATCTGCTAGTTGCGTATGTCTGCGCTGTCTCTCAAGGGCTAGTCTGGCAGGCTTTAATAGTTTAATGATGCGCTCACCAGCCTCAGTCTTTGTGATCTCAGGCTCATCTGCTGCTTGGGTTAAACCTTTATCTACATTTATAGTGTTATCGATCCAGCCAATATCAGCCCAGGTTAGGGCGACTAGCTCACTAGTTCTCATGCCTGTCCAGAAAGCAAATTGCATAAGGTTATTGCCTTGCTCTGGCAACGCCTCAAGTATTGAAGATTGCTCTAGTATACTGAATGGATCAAGTGATGCCTTGCGCTTCTTGCGTTGGGCTAAAGTTTCCTTCCTGGTGTATGACCAGCCTTTTAAAATATTGTTTTCAAGTATGCCGTCTTGGACAGCTACGCCTAATGCTGTGCGAAGAGGTGATAATATATTCTTGATACGCTTATTGGTGCAATCCAAAGTTGATAGCCACTCACGCACCTCTTTTGTGCCGAGCATCTCAACACTGTGATCACCAAGTGCTGGAATTAATTGAGACATTACTATTGTTTTATAACCATCGTATGTGCTGGATGCAATATTAGATCGTTTTTGTTTTAGCCATACCCGTAAAAATTCTTCTACAGACTGACCATCACAATCTTCTTTTTTAACAGCATGGGTTGAGTTTGGAAAAACTGCAGCATAATCAAATATGCCTAAACTGATTTCGTGGATAATTGAAGAGCGGTGATTAGCCGCCCTTTTTAAGTTAGAGGTCGTAGGTTTGAGGTGGATTGTTTCGCGGCAGCGGATGCCCTGGAACGTAAACGCGATCTGGATTGACGATTCGCTTCTTGCTTTGACTCCTGTGTACTTTCTGACCATTTCTCAAACCCTAAGATGCTTATAATGTAATGACCATCGGGGGCGCGATAAAACTCCTTGCCCTCAGTAAATACCCCGTTCTGACATTTTTTGTAAATGCCGTCATAGCCATAGCCAGATAACTCACAAAACTTTTTAATTAACACGCGATCTAGCATACCTTACTCCCTACAATCCCACTCTTCAACTGAACAGCTAGGCGACACAAAAGATCGCCCACGATTACATGGCTCTGGAATGGCCTTTCGCGCCCACTTTACAAGGTGATGCCTGCGATTAAGCTCATCCAGAAGCGCCTGATCACTGACCATAGTAATCGGAACAGGCACGTGAACCTGGACTTTATTATTCATTACGCAGCCTCTTTAACCCCTAGTATAGTGCGAGTAAACCAGCCCAGTTTATTAACAGTAATAATACTGTGGCGACCCTCATAGCTAAAAGACTTTACTTTGAGTACAGGCTTATCTATTGCAGAGCCAATAGCAGGCTTTTTAATAACACGCCTTTTTTTAATAATAGCCAGCGTATGATCTGCTTGCTTTACAAGGTCTTTAGCTTGCTTTTGAACTTTATTGTATTGTTCGGCATTGGCTTTCTTCAACGTATG